CAGTAACACCAAGTGTTCCACCAACTGTTGCGTTGTTAGTCACACCAAGTGAATCACCAGCTAATTGATCTGTAGCAGTGATATCTACACCAGTTACATTACGTGTAGCAATAAGATCTCTTGTTGCAGTTAAATCACCGTTCGAATCTAGTGTAGCCTGAGTTTGTGAGTTAACTGTTAGTGTAAATTGACTGTCATCAGTAGTGATTTCACCACCGTTCACAATGTTCAATGGAGAATAAATTGCAGATGAAGTAATAGACGTATTAATAGCCGATACAATATCACTAACACCAAGAACCGGATCTAGAGTTGCGATGTCACCTAGAGTCGAACCAATGTCATTTGTCTTTTGGCGCCATTCATCAAATGTATCGCTTAACGCTACGTTAATAACTGCCATAATTATTCCCTATCTAAAATTTGTTTTAAAAGTGATTTAATCTCTGCCACGTCTTTCTTCAGTTCTTCGACTTCATTCGTTTTTCTTGCCGCGGCCTGTTGTCTTCTCTTTGCCTTATCTAATGCAATGTTATCAATATTTATAACGGCACCGCTAGCGGTATCCTTTATAAACTCATCATGGTCTACTACTTTAACTCTCATTATGTACCTAATGCAATTGTTCTAAAGTCTTTAATTCTTGGAACCTCGTTAGAAGACTGAGATCTGAATACAATCTTAATAGCAAACGCCGTAAAGTTCGGAGTGATATTATCAATTGTGTATTCATAATCATTGAACTGATTAGGATCACCAGTAGTTGGAACCTCGTCATCGATAGTAGCAAGGGTCCAGCCTAAATCTTCGAATGGAGTTTCAGCACCAGCTTCTTGTGTCTTATAGTAGACATCGATGAATGAACCATCAGGTCTGTTAGCCGCAAAGATAACACGTAGACCAAGTGATTCTTGAGCAAGCGTAATCTTACGAGTGATATACTTAGCAAGAGCTGAACCACCAGAAGCTTCAGTCTCAGCAACAAAACTAAACACGTTGTTCTTACCAGATTCAGTACCAGAGTAAGTCTGAGGATTGTCAATTCTATTTGCTACGTTAACAATCGATACTCTCTCAAGGTCAATCATTGGTGATAAGTTGTCAGCATTTGAAGACATGACACCTTTCAACCAGAATGACTTATTACCAGACATTGAATTTGTTTCGTTAACTTCTGAAGCAATTTGTCTTGGTGAAGCCGGATAGTAGTTGTTGTTTACAATCACTGGGCTATAGCTTGTTGGAATCTGATAAGTTGTCTCAGATCCAGCAAGTGAACGTGATGATGTAGTACGAATTGAGTAACTGATCGCAGTACCAGGCAATACTGATTGTTGAACGATTGGTAGCATAACATCAATATGTTTATTCTCAGTCGCAGTTACATCTGAACCACCGCCGTTACCATCAGCATCTGCAGTAGATGATGTAGTAATTTGATATTGATCCATCTCAACGTCACTGATAACGAATGTACCGTTTAAGTTAGTTGATGGAATATTGTTCACAGTACCAGTAGCACCGGCAATTGTGACACGTGATCCATCAGGCATACCGTGATTTGGATGCTTAACAATAACTTTGTTTGAACCGTTAGAAGTAAAGAACGGATTTGCTCTTAACTGTTTTACCGGAATATCTGCGTTGTTGAAGATAATCTCTGAACTTGCGCTTGTATCAAACTCAGCTCTATAGACCTTGAACTTAAGATCTTTAGTTTGGTCAGCAGACCAAGTTGAACCGTTTTGTGACTTGAACAAGACACCATTGTATGGTTGCTTAGAAATACGACGCTCAGATTGAATTGCGTTCTGACCTAATTCAGAAATAAATGCTTCGTATTGATTTGAGTTAGCAAGTAAACATACAGCATATTCAACATTCTGTCTTAGATAAACAGGTGAGTCAAATACAAATTCAGTCTCTGAAGTACCATCAGCTGAAGTATTAACAGCAGCTGCATCTAATACAACTTCACCAAATGGTACAACTTCGTTTGAAGGATAACCATTTACGACATTACGGATCTGCAATGTAATAGGTACATTATCATCTTTAGTTTTAAAGAACATTCCCATCTTAGTTAAGAATGCACCTTCTTCTAAGTCAATCATAAACGTTTGTGCTAGTGGATCGACCCAACCAACAGTACGTTGTGATTGTCTAAAGATTGTGACACTATCTGTTTGTGATACACTTTCTTGTACCAAAGTAGGTTGTCTGACTGATACATCCTGACGTGTTTCAACTAAGCCCTTAGCAGAGTAGATTGAACGTGCAGATGAAGTGATTAAACCATTATTATTAGTTGGATCATCGATTAACTTAAATAGACGGTCACCAGTTCTGAACTTAGTAGTTGATGTATTTGGAATATAGAATTCACCATACAATGTACCAGTTGCGTCTGATTCTAGTTTATTTGTAGCATTGACAATATCAGTAGAAGATAAGTCTGGGTGACGAACCGCACTAGTGTTTGGCTCAGGATCAACAGGAGTATCTGTATGTCTTACAAAGTCAGCCTCAAGAATTGGCTTAACAAAATCAGATACATTAATATCTTCAAAGAATGAATAGAATCTTGTATTAGGCTTAAGACGAGTCGCCTTAAATTTAACACGACGTGCACGAATGAATGGTACCATACGTACGTCGATAACACGCTCACCAAATGAAGTCTGAATCGTATCAGGTGCAACCGAAGTTCTTAGACCTGTACGTGCTTGAGTTGCTTGTTGAGCAGTGATAATATCTTGGAATAATCTACGACCCGAACGTTGAACACCAGAGATAGATGATACAACTTCTCGGCCAGTCCATTGAGTTTGCCATTCGTTCCAAACAGTACCAGTAACACCAGCAGCATCTGCAAGTGTATTAACAACATCAAACAAACCTTGGTTATCAACAATTAGATCTGGACGTGTTTCGGTATCTTTCCACTCATCTTGTGATGGAGACATATCGATATTACCAACCCATTGGAATACATCGTATGGGTTAACGTTTTCAGTACCAGAAGCATAAGGCTGCTCGATTAATACTGTATGTGAGTATGGTAATGATATTACGTCACCTGTCTTTTGATAACCAGCCGAAACGCCAGAGTTAAGTTCAAGTCTTGTATTACCTTCGTAGAATTGCGGGCGTGCCTCACCAAGCTCAGCGTCAACTGAGATGTGATAATCTGGATCAGATGGATTACCAACATTGTGACCATAGAATGGGTCAACAACGAAGCCGTTCTTAAATCTGTCCACATTGTTAGAGTCTAGAATCTGTAAGTCAGCTGTTTCTTTTTCAAGTAGCGACAATGAAGTGTAGTATTCTAGATTCTTAATTCTGTTTTCAAGTCTACCGATATCACGCATTGTATAGCGTTTGTTATCAATGAACTCAGGTGTAACGTCTGTAGTGTCAAACGTATATGCACCAAGAGTCAAGTTGTAGATAACCATACCTTCATCAGGATCTGCAGGTTTAGAAGGATTACCAGAAGCTACGCCTTGAATAACCTTGAAATTACCTTTTGGATCTACATAGACTTTATCGATACGAGAGAGATAGTATCTAAAGTCCATCAACATGTTTGATGCAATCTTAGGAACTTCAACAGTTGATGCACCTGATTGGTTAGCACCACCGCCGTTAACAAATGAAGTACCATCGTCACGTACACGTGGACGGAAATCTAATACGTCTCTTAGTTGAATAACATCACCACCAAGATTATATGATGGAATATCTGAATAATCAACCTGACCGTTATATGAATCAACTGAGAAATAGTCACCAGAACCGTGTGAGAAATAATCGAATACGACTTTAATCTGTCCGGTAGGAGCTGCAAAACCAGCTTTTAACTTAATACGACCAATGTCATAGAAGTTATCACGTTGACCATTATCTAATTCATAACGTTCAGTAATATCCAAATCAGATGTTGTAGGTGCAGTTCCAGGATCTTCTGAATCATATACAGCAACTAATCTGTATACGTCAGCTTTCAACAACGAATCGAAATCGTTAGTTGTAGTATTTGGAACAGCAATATCAGTTTCATGATTAGTGTTTAATGTTTTTTGTTTTTCTTGGTTAACTCGTTTAATAACCGTTGCGATAACTCTAATACCTTCGCCTGATAAACCAGCACCAGTTAAATCGATATTTAAGTTAACGTTGTTAGTACCTGATACACTCAAACGAGCTGCACCACCAGTACCATCAGTCAGTGACATGTCATAGACTGTACCATCATCTTGTACAACAGTGAAATCTACCGGAGAGTAAGGGGATTGGAAAGACTCTTCTGATCCACAAGTGATTGTTGCTAGGCCAGATGATAACGTAGTTGTATACACACGACGAATAGTCATGGTAGTATCAATTGAATCATCAGCGGCACGAATAGTTTCGATTACCGAATATGGTAAATCAAATAATAAGTTGTTTGTACTAGTCTTGAATAATTGTGCAAGACCTGAAGCTAAAACAGTAGCAGATGTGAAGTCACCAGAAGCATAACCTTGTGCTCTGATTTCATCAACTTCCGTGAATACTGAAGGAGCTGTCATTTGAATATCGAATAGGTATAACTTATATTGAGTAGCAGTACTACCAACAGTTCCACTATGGTGTTCGAATGCTCTTACTCTAGCAGTACCAATAGTTGAACCACCATCTCTTAAATCAACTTTTTCGAAAACACTTACATCTGGGAAGTTCTCAACATTATCGACCAATGTATAGTTACCAAGAGTAAATGGAATAACTGAGTTGATTACCTGATCTGTTTCTCTTGCTTTCTCAACATCTACGAATGTAGTAGCAAGTGTTTCAATCTCGTATCCACGAACGTATGCTTTACCTGGCTCAAAACCAACAGCAAGTTTAGCTTCATCACCACCTTCGCCGGCAGTGTAGATACCACGATTGTCACCATCTTTAAGGTGTTCACGCACATCAATATTAAATGGACGAACAGTATAGTTACCAGATTCGTCGTATGTACGTCTTGCGAATGTATCTTCAAGTACGGCATAATCAGTTGAACGTACTTGTTTTGTAATTCTTCCGTTCTCAACTCTAAGTAATTCGATGAAGTTAGAATCATCAGTACCAGTTAGTGTCTTAGAATCAAGGGTTAATGTGATCTTATAACGATGTGCACCAGGAGCAGCATAGTTAGGTGCGCCGTTTGCATTATCGTTAAGTGATGCATCTTGAGTAGAGTCAACAGTTTCTTCTGCGATGGTCAAACCGATACGAGCAGAAGGATCAGTTGAATATTTAGATAATACTAATGTTTGTGAAGTGACGTATGCAAATACACCGGACACATAGTAAACACCAGCACGAATATTAGCAGCAGCACCGAAACCAATTGGAGTTTCTGAAGAAGCTTGAATAGTAGCTAATCTGTTTGGCGAACCATCAGAAGCAATAACTTCTTCGGCCTCGAATGTCTTAGTTGTTTTATTTGTACCAGAATCTAGGTACTTAACAAATAGAGTAATAGGATCACCACCAGTTGTTCTTGCAACTGTACCAACAACCTTTGCTTTTACACCAGTTGTTTGACCGATGATAGTAGTATTTAAAAACTCTTCTCTGTATGTTTCAACATCTAATGAAGTGTGATTATCTTCAACTTTAACAAAACCGTATTCTTGATCTAAAGCAGTTTGACCAGGAATTACCATTGCGCCATCTTCAAATACGTGATTACCAAATGAAGTAATCTGATTCTGAAGTGTGGTTTGTAATTGTGTTAATTCTCTTGCTTGTACAGCAACAGAAGGTCTAAATAAAATACGATAGTATTTTTCCTGCGGAGATAACCCATCAGTCCCTGCGGTCTGAAAGTCATCAAAATACGGGTCATTATTGAAGTTAATAGCCATGTTCTACCCTTAAAATTCGAGTACTAATTTTACGTCTTCGATCTGATCTGCAGCTCTTGTTACTGGAGATCTATTTTCGATATACAGTACTTCGCCAGAAAATTTCTCAACCTCAGGATCATTTAGTGTATCTACCGTAGCAGTCACAGAACCAGAAGTAATCGTTTCACTTGCTTGGAACGATTCGAAACCAGTTGCTGCTTCTTGGTGATAACGAATAACACCGTTAGCTGAATCAACTGAATCTATATATGCAACTGCACCAGATGTTCCACCGGTGATTGTTGAATCTACCGTAAACGAACCACCTGAGATACCAGTATAATCTAATGATTCGGTCGCAATCAATGTAGTTGCTGTTGATGTAGTAGTTGTACCATAGTTAACAGGATTCTTAATCATACCAAGTTGACGATAATCATTGTCAACAGGGAAGTCACCCGAACCGTCTTCACCATCTAACTGAACGTTAACCATTGTGAAGAAACCACCAAGTTCTGAAACAGGATCAGATCCATGTCCACCTGGAGGTGAGATAACCACTCTTGCAGTAGCATCTGAACCACCGCCACCAGAGAATGTTACATTTGCTTGTCTGTAACCAGAACCGATAGTATTGATTTCGATCTCTGTCACAGCACCAGCAGAAACTGTAGCAGTAGCAGTACAACCAACACCATCACCATCAATTGTGACAGTCGGAGCAGAAGTATAACCAGTACCACCGTTTGTAATTCTAATTCTATGAATTGCACCATCAACTGCAGCATCTTGTACATCCCATTGGAGTGAACCATCATCAGATGCAAGAGTAACAACCGGAACGAAAGTGTTAGTTAAGAACTTAGATGCTTGTGTACCAGACAATGTGTACATGTACTTCCAAATATAACCGTCAGCAGCTTCGGGATTAGCGTAAGTATTTGTACCAGTAGGTTTAACAACAGATGCACCAGATCCAGCTTGCAAACATTTATATACGTTGAAGTCATCAGTGATAACATAAAACTGTTTGCTAGATAGAGCAGAATCTTGATCGTCGTATTCAGAATAAGTTGTACCAGATACCCAGTTGTATCGAGTAATTGCTGTAGACACATCAGATTGTGCAACCTTCTTCATAGCAATCATCTTTTGTTGTGCACCGTATTGATCATTTTCTGAGTCAACAGGAGTTGCAACAGCCGTATCAGATGAAGGCCATTCTTGAGATCTGCCAATATAAAAATATACCGAATCGGATCCTACCGTATCGATAAATGCGTTTGCGTTATTAATACGCATTCTTTGTGTAATAATTGCTGCCATTTTATAATATCACTCCGTTTGTGTTCTAGTATTATTTATACTAGTTCTATGGGGTTGTCGTTATATTTATTTCAGAATCTATAGATCTATTTAACTTACCGCCATAAACAGCTTCTGAAATCTGATAATCTTTAAAGTCTTCAATAACATCTTGCATAACGAATTTAGCATGGTCGATATGTTTCCATGTAGGACCAACTGCGTACATTGCTTGTGTTCTTAATTCAAAGTTCAGGTTAATAGCACTGTAGATTGAAATAGGAACTCGTACAACCGGACCAATAACTGGTGTTGGTATATCTGACACAGGAGCACGACCAGGCTGAGCTGTTGGCATAACTTTAGTAGCACTAGAGAAAATAGTAACTTGACCAAAGAAAGCAAAACCAGCTGGGTGCAATAATCTTTTTACTGCGTCACGCCAGAAGTCAATTGTTTGACCTGTTTTAATAACGTATGAGAATGACTGATAATATCTTGAGTCTTGAATATATTTCTTAACAGATAACTTACCATCATCATTTGTCCATCGACTGTTAGCCGCATCCCATTTACCATCACTTGGTTTTAAAATATCAACACGAGGGAAGAATAATTCTACCTCATCTGAGAATGCCAAGTTAAACAATGCTTGGTATGATGGAATCGAACCTTTTGACAAATAAATGTCAACTACATTTTTATATAATTTTCTTCTATCAGAACGAATATTTTCTGGAATAGATACTGCGATTTCTCTTTGTAGATATTCTAGGAATTCGTCTGCAGCTCTATCGATATCACGATAGGCCATTAAGTCACCAAGGACTGAACCAGGATTACCTTCTTCTTCTAGCCATAAAAAGTATGCCTCTAGAAAGGCAACTAGATCTGGTCTATCAGCAACAATGTGTTCAGGTAATGAACCTCTTAGTTCATACATTTAATTATCCTTCGTGTCTCGGTACTGTATTATAACCGATACCTGCCACAACACCACCAGTTGCAATAGTATCAATCTGTGGTTCAACTGTTACATTGTTCATATCGATTTGTAATAGTTGATTACGTTTTGGTGCAATATCGTTAGAGTTGGGTTGTGCAGTAATTTCCATATAAGAACCAGTAAATGATTCTGGATTAAACGAATTAAGAACAAATATACCAGTCTCAGGCTTGATATAACCTGCATCTAGTACAGAAACAATCTTCTGATTATTCACAATTCTATAGATTCTTAATTTGTGTTCAGTTACACCTTCTAGATTATAGTCTTCAATAAAGTGTGTTTGTCCGTTTAAAACAAATGGTGATGAATCAATAACTTCTTCGTTTGATTGTGTTGTATACATCGGAGAAGAAAATTCTAATTCATATTTTTGTGCTGTACCAACAGTAGGAACAAAACGTTTCTGCATGAATACACGGACAGTTGAGTTAAGAATTGATGGATCAGAATTATCAATTTGTGATAACAATTGTGATTGTCTAAATACACCATCAAACTTTTGTAGTACAGTGTCATTATAGTTAGACACAACATCAATAACTTTTTGTTTCAATTCACCAGAAGTTAATGATGTCAAGTTAGGATCATACTTAAAGAACACTTGTAATGAAATATAAGTGTAAGAAGGATCGATCATCTCAGGTGTAATTGATACAAGATTCTTTGTTTTTAGAATATTATCAATGATAAACTGTTTTTGTACGTCTGTCAATGTCTCTGCAGATTTAGGTTTTACTGAGATATAAACTTTACCATACTCAGGTGGTTCGTTTTCTTCACCACCCCAAACAGCTACTGTCTCCGCATCTGAGTAGTTGTTCTTAATAATTGTTGCATAGTCGTCAGCAGTAACAACTCGGTTTTGAGATAGGAATGATAATGGAGCATTGAATCGAATAGACTCAATATCTTCACGATCAGCACCACCACCAGATTTTGAAACCGTTGAGATAGTGACGTTTGTATTACCTTGAATGTTACCACTCAGTGAGAATGTTTTTGCGCTGTTTGCATCTTTACCATCACTCACCAAATATTCAAGCTGTACAATATTACCTGCTTCTAATTTATTACCAAAGATGTCATCACCAAAATAAATTTCGAATTTACCGTCAATACCTTCTTGTAAGAAATAAACCTGTGAATCACCATCGACATCAACAACGTTTTGTACTCTCGCATAAACCGAAGTATCAGATGAAGAAGCACTAGTTTTTACTTTAACGATAAGAGTAGATGTGTCAACGTTATCATCTGGAATATCGTATCTTTGTCTCTTATCTGTATTATCTACAATATATTCGTATGTGCGTAATGTACCTTGGTTAATAATTAAGTTAGCAAACTTATAAACCCCAGCAGTAGGAGTAATTGTTTGAGCTTCAAGGTTAACAAACTGATATGTTTTATTATCAATCTTAGTTGTGAATACTGTACCACGATCGATAGTTAATGATGCTGGATTGCCAGCCGGTGAGTTAACAGTAACGTCAATACCAGCAAAAGAAGAAGTACGAGATCTTGGAATATAACCAAGAGTCTTTGCATGTGAAATAACATTATTACGTACTTGAGCAGTATCCAAATATAATTCATTTGCCATCATATTAGCATTGAATGAATTATAGAATGTGTTATATGCTAATACATCAATAACAGTTGATAATGCCGAACCTTCAAAATCATAGTCTTGAAATTGAGTTTGACTTTGCAAATATGTTTTTAAGTTAGTACGGATCTGATCGTAATCTAATTCAGATACCTGTAATCTATTCTTTGATGTTGTTGTAGCCATATAATTTACCTAATTCTTTCTAAATAAAATGATACATCACCAGTTTCAAGTGTAGTCAAAATCTGAAATTCAATTTCTACACGATACCTATTGGCGTCAGAATTATCTTTAACTGTGACATCAAGGAGTTTTACTCTAGGCTCATAGTTATTAATTGTTTCCTTGATAGCCTCTTTTATATCTAATGCCGTAAAAGGATCAGCTGGTTCGAATAATAATCCTCTGACATTCGAACCTAGTCTAGGATTAAAAGGTCTCTCGCCTTTGTTTGTCAAAATAAGATTCTTGACCGATTGTTTAATAGAGTTAATATCAAACAATGTGGTTATATCACCAGTATTCGGATGAGGAGTAAAGTCCAAATGGAAATCCGAGTACAGTGAGCTGCGTGCCGTAATCTTTGCACGTGATGTATCTAAATCTGATCTATTTTGTGTTCTAGGCATACTCTTATTTATACCTCAAATTTAAATCTTCTTGTATTCATTGAAGTCAATAATCTTTTGTTTGGCTTCATCTGTTGTATGATACTCAATAATATTGTCAAGTGTGTCCCATGCTTTATCTGGTACACCGCTGTAATAGTCTTTTAATCCTTCTAGATTCTGATCGAATACTTCTTGTGTCATCGATCCGACAATAATCTTTTTATTTGCTGTAACAGCAGCCCAATATTCACCTTTAAATTTATTAAATTCTTTTAGGTTTAACAAATACTGGTCACGTTTTTTCAGAATAGCTTCTTGTGCATCGTCTAATAAATCAGCATCACGTAATTCGTTTGGTGTCATCGCACCTTCTTTTGATAATTTTTGTATTGCTTTCCATTCATCAGATTCATACCATTCAGCTTTCATCTCATCCATTTCTTGAGTAGCACCTAGCCAATATTCATTGGCTAATGATGTTTCTTTGAATTGTACTGAACCGTATGCAATAGAAACAGATATAAATGATTTACCAGTTTTCTTATTAGCAGTAGATATTTTATTGAAAGCAGCATTTAATTCTGCCTTGAACTCAGGCATTTTTTCTGCAACTTTATCTGCAACCTTTGGAGCTTTTGCCTTTTTAATATCTTCAATAACAGTTGTAACTTCACCAGTAGCTTCGTCGACTACTTCTTTTGTTTTCTTTTCTAAGTCAGGTACATCAGCACATAAGTCAATTGGTTCACCATCACCAGATAATAAATCTGTTAATGAAGGAATACCATCAACTAACTCATCGATATCATCAACAACATCACCCCATTTTTCTTTGAGTTCTGCCTGAGCTGCAGCAAAGTCTTCACCAATTTTACCCTGTAGTTCCGCAATCTCATCTTGTATAGATGATGTGGCTTCATCAAGTTCTGCTTCTAATTCTTTTAGGCTATCATTAACCTTTGCTTGTAGATCACCGGCAAGATCACCTAGTTCTCCAAGTGCGTCTTTACCTTCTGCTAATTTAGCTTTGATGTCATCCGCAAAACCTTTGACTTCGTCTAATGCGTCAGATGCACCACAAGCACCACTTTTTAGAGCTTTTTGAATAGAGTCTAGATTAACATTACTACTGACTGAGTCAGAGAATTTTGTTGCTAGACTACTAATATCTGGTAATTCAAAAGCCAT